TGTCGCCTGTTCTTTATTCATAAAATAAAAAAATAAATATTCTTTTTCGGTTCGTGGGTCGTGGTTTGGTTTAAAGCTTTTAAATAAATCCAGGACCACCAGGTTGACCAGGATTTTTAGCAGCTCAAATTCCAGCTCGGAATTGGTCCGGGTGCAGCTCGACCTGGATATCCTGGTTTTATTGCTTTTTTTAATCATTTGCTTTTTAAATTTAATTCCTATAAATTCCTATAAGTGATTCGATTACGAATTACAAATAAAAACAACTAACAAAGGTGAGAAAATGAAAATAAAAATAAATGACCCTTTTGGATTTCAAAAGGCGATTAACTTTGAGAAACTTGACGACCCAAAAACACTTAAAAAATTAAGTGATATTTTTGGAATTAAAGACCCACAGACAACTTATAAAAAGTCTGTGAATAAATTAAAAAGGGGGATTAAAAAAAATGCATAAGACAATTTATAAAACTTATGCCGTTGACAATGCCGACATTGTAAGGATGTCGGCACAAGGCCACACAGAAAAAGAAAGTCTCGAATTTTGCAAAATGGATTTAATTAATGACAGAGCAAACAAAGAAATTAAAGATTATTGGTCATTGCAAAATTTTAGATTTGAAACTATAATTGTAGATAACAAATAGAAAGGAAAATAAAAATGGCTAGTTATCCAATATGGAATAAAATCACGGCTTGTATTTATAAGTCGTCTAAATGTTATGGTGTTAAAAAAGATGGATTAAATGAAATCTTAATTGGCACAAGTTCAAGCAACTCACACGAGTTCGCAAAGGTTAGAACAACCCACAGAAAAAATGATGATGGCACAAGAACTTACCATTTATATTTAGATGATAAGTTAATTAAAAAAGCGACCTTAAAAGGTCAAGATATACAAATCGAAACAATTACAAATTAATATTTTATCCGTAGGTTATTTAATTTATAACCTACGGATAACAAGCCACGACCCACGTTTCAAGCGTGGGTTGTGTCGATTTTCGACACATTAAAGAGAGCCTTTAGGCTCACTTTATTAGCATGGCTAACTCTAAAAAGTTAATAGAGGTACCAAAGCAATTAGAATATAGAAATAAAAAAGAAAAGATAACAACCCTAAAAGCAAAAGGATGTTATATATATTAGTATATAGTGTTTGATTTACAAATAGATATGGGTTAATTTCGTTTTCATATATATTGCAGGCTGTAAAAAATTTTGCAAAATTTTTTTCAAAAGGGGTTATGAAAAAGAACCGAAAAGGATGCTATAGTGAGAAGATCGCCATCTGCTATTTGATGGCAAAAGGTTTAGATGTTTTTGATTCCTGCCAGACAAACGGTGCAGTAGATCTAATAACCTTCAATCCAGATACCGGTAAGATTAAATGTTGGGAAGTAAAGACTGAAAACTTTAGATTATCTGGAGAAAAGAAAGGCTATGCTATTTCTAGAGGGTTGCGAAATAAGAAATTTAAATCTATAATAAACCTACTGTATGTGCACAACGGCGAATGCCGCGAAGGTAAACGAAAATGAACCAAGATTTAATTAACAAACTTCCACCCGATGCGAAGAAAGAATTTTTAAAATACGCTATAAAGTTCGACGAGAAGAAAAAACAAAATTCTGTACAAAAAGATTTCTTAAGCTTTGTAAAACATGTCTGGCCAGAGTTCATCGAAGGCAAACATCACAAAGAGATTGCTGATAAGTTTAATAGGTTAGCTCTCGGAAAAATAAAAAGACTTATCATCAACATGCCTCCCAGACATACAAAGTCAGAGTTTGCGTCCTATCTACTTCCCTCTTGGATGGTAGGACGAAAGCCTGATCTAAAAATTATTCAAACAACACACACCACCGAACTAGCAATAAGGTTTGGTCGTAAAGCTAAAAATTTAATCGATACCCCTGAATACCAATCCGTTTTCAAAACACGACTACGAGAAGATTCGCAAGCCGCGGGTAAATGGGAGACTGAACAAGGTGGTGAATATTATGCAGCTGGTGTTGGATCAGCAATCACGGGCCGTGGTGCGGACTTATTGATTATCGATGACCCACACTCGGAGCAAGATGCATTGAACGTGACTGCTCTTGAACGTGCTTATGAATGGTACACCTCTGGTCCTAGACAAAGGTTGCAGCCTGGTGGAGCGATAGTCGTGGTTATGACGAGATGGAATATGAAAGATCTAACTGGGATGTTATTAAAATCTCAAAAAGAATTAAAATCAGATCAATGGGAAGTAATTGAGTTCCCTGCGATCATGCCGTCGGGTAAACCTGTGTGGCCACAATATTGGAAACTTGATGAATTAGAATCTGTTAAAGCATCGTTGAGCGTTGGTAAATGGAATGCACAATGGATGCAGAACCCAACAGCTGAAGAAGGATCTTTAATCAAACGAGAGTGGTGGAGGATTTGGGACAAAGGTTATATTCCACCATTACAACATATCATTCAAAGTTATGATACTGCATTTTTAAAAAAGGAAACGGCAGATTACTCTGCTATTACTACGTGGGGTGTGTTTCATCCCGATCAAGATTCCCCTCCTAATTTAATACTATTAGATGCATTTAAAGAACGATTAGAGTTTCCAGAGTTGAAGAAAGAAGCTTGGGAACAATACCGATATTGGAATCCAGAAACGGTGATCGTGGAGAGTAAGGCTTCTGGTCTGCCACTCACATATGAGTTGCGAAAAATGGGCATTCCTGTTATAAACTACACTCCCTCAAAAGGTAACGATAAACATGCGAGGGTCAATGCCGTCGCTCCGCTATTCGAGAGTGGCGTTATTTGGGCGACTGAAGATAAATTCGCTGAAGAGGTTATTGAAGAGTGTGCATCATTTCCTTATGGAGACCATGATGATTTGGTGGACAGCACAACACAAGCGGTAATGCGTTTTAGACAGGGAGGGTTTATAGTGCATCCTGAAGATGAAAAAGAAGATACATTACCAAGAACAGAGAGAACGTATTATTAATGGCGATAGATTTTTCAAACTACATTAACACCTACAAAGGTAGTCCAGTTTTACAACAACAGTTTCCAAACATGAATGATTACTTGGCGTTGTTTGGTTATGGTCAATCTACAACTCCAACACCTACACCTACACCAACACCTCCTACTACAGGACCTGTTAATATAATAGGACAAGATTTAAGAAGTGGAGCGGGGAGCGCGGGTATTCCAAGTATAGGAAGCCCAGAAAGAATTACAGCATTCAATGAAGCAATTGATACAAGACAAAATAGATTAAACAATCCAAGTGCTATTGCATCTTTCTTTTATGAAAAAGGAGTTCCAAAACAAGCCTCTTACAATGAAATGTTATCTAGAGGAATGTTAGGAGCAAAAGACACAAGAGCAACTTCTGGTATTCCATTTGGAATTTCTGGTATGATAGCGAGTATGTTGCCAGATAATTATTATGATAAGATGACTTTAGGCGATCAAATATTAACTCAATCTTATATGGGTTACACAGATCCAAATACTAATATGGCAAACAAAGATCCATTTGGTAGAAATGTTAGATCTGGTTTTGGAAACTATGCGGAAACTCAACAAAAAAGTTATGATAAATTAGGTGAATCTTTAGCGGGAAGATTAGCAGAAAAATATGGTGCTACTTTTGATCCTGTAACAGGAAAATACACAGGAGTAAATGCAGCGTTAGCAAATAAAATGACTTCTTATATGAGAAATCAATTTATGTTTGATAAATTTGGAGTGCAAAAAAAGAAAAATATTACAGCAGACCTTGCGTTAATTCAAAAAGCAAAAGATCAAGAAAGAGCAGCTAAAGATCTTGCAGCACAAAAATCATTAGCAACCGCTAACAGAGGTTTTTTAAATTCACAAGAAGCGGCACGTATGAGTGCACAAGAACAAGGACAAAGAGCTGCGGGAATGGGTGGTGGTTCAAGACAAGCTAAATCAGGTTCTCAAAAAGCTGGAGGTTCGGGCAGAACCGACGGAGGTTGGGGATGGAAAGATGGTGGACTTGTAACAATGTTTAAACTAAAAGGATAATCATGGCAGAAATAGATGACGCTTTACCGAATCAATCCGTAAGCGATGCAGAATTTAAAGAGACAGAAGTAACAGAGGTAGAAACACCTAACGAAGATATTGTTCAAACATCGGAAGATGTAGAAGTAACAATGGATGAAGAAGGTGGAGCTGAAGTATCTTTTGATCCCAATGCAGTTGATCCATCTTTAAAACAAGATCACTCAATAAATTTAGCAGAAACTTTAAATGAACAAGCATTAGATTCATTAGGTACAAAATTATTTGACCAATACCGAGAGTACAAAGAATCTCGTGGTGATTGGGAACAATCATACAGAGAAGGTTTAGAACTTTTAGGTTTTAAATACGAAAGACGAACAGAACCTTTCAGAGGTGCATCAGGTGTTAATCACCCTGTATTAGCAGAAGCAGTCACACAATTTCAAGCACAAGCTTATAAAGAATTATTACCAGCTGATGGACCAGTCAGAACTCAAATTATGGGAGCGATCACTCCAGAGAAACAAGATCAATCACACAGAGTAAAAGATTTTATGAACTATCAAATAATGGATCAGATGAAAGAGTATGAGCCAGAGTTTGATCAAATGCTTTTCTATCTACCCCTCTCCGGTTCTACCTTTAAGAAAGTTTATTATGACGAGCTTTTAGGTAGAGCCGTTTCTAAATTTGTACCGGCAGATGATTTGATTGTACCTTATTCTGCAAACTCATTAGATGATGCAGAAGCAATTGTGCATGTAATTAAAATGTCTGAAAACGAATTAAGAAAACAACAAGTAGCAGGATTTTATAGAGATATAGAATTAGGACAACCTCCTGTAACAACGAATCAATTAGAGGATAAAAAATTAGAACTAGAAGGTATTTCAAAAGATGGTCAAGAAGATCAATTCACACTTTTAGAAATGCATGTCAATCTAGATTTAGAAGGTTATGAAGATATGTCCCCTGACGGCGAAGAGACAGGAATTAAACTTCCATACATTGTAACGATTGCAGAATCTAATAATAAAATTTTATCTATTAGAAGAAACTATGCCGAAGGCGACAAGTTGATGAAAAAAATTAATTACTTTGTACAGTTTAAATTTTTACCTGGAACTGGTTTCTATGGTTTTGGTTTGATCCATATGATTGGTGGTTTAACTAGAACTGCAACTGCAGCTTTAAGACAATTGTTAGATGCAGGAACTTTAGCAAACTTACCAGCTGGATTTAAGTCTCGTGGTATTAGAATTAGAGATGATGCACAACCATTACAACCTGGTGAGTTTAGAGATGTCGACGCTCCAGGAGGCAATATCAAAGATCAGTTTATGACTTTACCTTTCAAAGGACCTGATGCAACATTACTTCAGTTGATGGGTATTGTAGTATCAGCTGGCCAACGATTCGCGGCTATCGCAGATATGCAAGTGGGTGACATGAACCAACAAGCAGCCGTCGGTACGACTGTTGCATTATTGGAGCGTGGCTCTAGAGTTATGTCTGCAATTCACAAAAGATTGTATGTAGGATTAAAACAAGAATTTAAATTATTAGCGAATGTATTTAAAACATATTTACCACCGGTATATCCTTACGATGTACCAGGGGCACAGAGAAATGTTAAGGTTTCAGACTTTGATGAAAGAATAGATATCTTACCAGTTGCAGATCCAAACATTTTTTCTCAAACACAAAGAATTTCGATGGCGCAATCACAACTTCAGTTAGCGCAATCGAATCCTCAACTACATAACCTATACCAAGCGTATAGGTCTATGTATGAAGCATTAGGTGTTAAGAATATTAGTTCTATTTTACCACCACCACAACAACCACAACCAATTGATCCAAGTATGGAAGAGATTGCAGCGATGGCTGGTAAACCTTTTCAAGCATTTGTTGGTCAAGATCACAAAGCACACATTGATTCACACTTAAACTTTATGAAATCAAACACAGTACAAAATAATCCTATGGTAATGGGTGCATTACAGAAAAATATTTTGGAAAGAATTAGTTTAATGGCTCAAGAACAAATTCAATTAGAGTTTAGAGAAGAATTAATGCAGGCAAGACAACTACAAATGGCTTTACAACAAAATCCTAACAACCCAGAACTTGTTCAACAAGCAAATTTAATAACACAAAAGATGAATGCAAGAAAAGCTGTGTTGATTGCAGAGATGACTAAAGATTATATGGACGAAGAGCAGAGAGTTATTAGTGAATTTGGTGGAGATCCACTGATTAAACTAAAAACTAGAGAACTTGACCTTCGTGCAAGGCAAAATGAAGCTAGAGCTGCCTATGATGAGGGTAGAATTAGCCTAGATACTCTAAAAACAATGATGAATCAGCAAAACACAGAAGAAAAACTAGAGCAAAACGAAGATTTAGCAGAATTAAGAGCTGAAACATCAATTGCTAAAACAATTCTATCAGGTGAGAACAGTATTAGACGACAACAAATGTCTGACGCTAGTAAAATTCACGATTTCGGTAGAAATTTTAAGAAAAGTTAACTATAATAATATTAAGGAGAAACTTTATGATTAAAAAAGTTAAAGAACCTAAAATTACAAAGGAGTTAGGCGTTGGAAAAGACGGCTACCAAACTGGTGGCGTTGAAATCAAAGCGACTGACCCTATGGAATCACAGGTTGTTGATGTTAAGGGCACAAGAAGAATGCGTCCTGACAAAAAACCTGTAAAAGCAACTTGGTACTAGTATGTGGTTGTCGGCAATTAAATTAGCCGTCTCTGCTGGTAGCAAGATTTATGCAAACAAGCAAAAGGCGAAGGTCGCAATGTCTGATGCTCAACTGTTGCATGCAGAACGACAAGCACGAGGTGAGGAAGCTTACCAAGGTAAACTTCTAGAGGCTCGTCAAAACGATTACAAGGACGAATTCGTTTTGATAATTTTGTCGGCTCCAATAATAGTCCTAGCTTGGGGGGTCTTCAGCGACGATCCAGGCGCACTCGACAAAGTAAAAACTTTCTTCGAGCATTTTGCGGCACTCCCGACGTGGTTTTCGACTTTGTGGATCCTTGTCGTCGGAAGTATTTTTGGTATAAAGGGTACACAGATATTTAAAAACGGAGGAAAAAAATAATGCCTAACAGAAGATTTAACACACAAGTTGCTCAACCCATGAAGAAGGGTGGCAGAGTAAAAAGAAAAGGTGGTGGTATGGGTGGTAGAACTGGCGAGATGAT